ATCAGTCGTTTGTGATTGGAAAAGATGGCGTGATTGCTCCAGATGCAGCGTATCTTTAATCCACAAAACTGATATTTGAACGATAACGAAAGGAGGCCGGAGCGGTGGCCACCGTTGACGGGAATTCCCGGCTCCTTTTAAAGATGAAAACAGAATTATATAATGATAATTTTCAAAATTTTAAACGATATGGAATACCAAAAGCGCAGCTCGTAATAGCTGATATACCCTACAACATCGGGAATAACTTCTACGGAAGTAATCCGATGTGGTATAAGGGAGGGGATAATAAAAACGGAGAAAGTAAGCTTGCGGGTAAGGCGGCTTTTAATACAGATTTTAATTTCAACATAGCAGAATATTTTCACTTTTGTAACCGACTGCTAAAGAAAGAACCGAAAAAAAGCAATGGCCGTGGTAAGTCTTCGGATGCGCCATGTATGATTGTCTTCTGCGCCTTTGAGCAGTTGCAAATGGTAATCAAATACGCTGAAAAGTATGGTTTTAAGCATAACATACCTTTGGTGTTCTGCAAAAACTATAGTCCGCAGGTCCTTAAGGCTAACATGCGTATATGTGGTGCCACGGAATACGCTCTTGTGCTGTACCGGGATAAGTTGCCAAAATTCCGGAATAACGGGAAAATGGTTTTTAATTGGTTCGAATGGAAAAGAGATAGCACAAAAGAATATCCTAAAATTCATCCGGCACAGAAACCAGTTTCGCTCCTGAAGCGGTTGATTGAGGTATTTACGGACGAGGGAGATGTTGTGATCGACCCTTGCGCTGGGAGTGGAACAACTTTAAGGGCTTGCATGGAGCTGAACCGGAATAGTTATGGTTTTGAAATCTCAAAAGAATTTTACAGAAGAGCAAAAACTGAGATGCTTAATTATTCAAATAATCAGATGAGTTTTAGGGACTTTCCGGAGGTGATGCCATGATTATGATAAATGGTCAGTGGGAAGAAGCGGAAACTATAGATGATTGCTTAAAACTGATTCAGGAACATATGGGTGAAGAATTCGCAGAGAAGGTCAAGGAATTATTTTCGCTTGATGCTAACAGTGAGAAGCAGATAAAAGATGCAATTTGGGAAGTACAGAGCGCTATAGGAGATATGGAGGATGCTCTAAGATATCTGGAAGTATTAGTTTAGTAAACGATCATTTTGATGTAGAACAAATATAACAGTGAGGAGGCGTTAAGATGAGTATAGGTGAGTATCTGAGAGAGCAGCGGATCGGGAAGGGGATATCACATGAGAAGCTGGCGAAGGCCGCCGGAGTATCGAAGCGCTCCCTCATCTACTGGGAACAGGGAGCGAAAGAGATCAGTTTAGATAATGCTGATAAGGTTCTGAAAGCTCTTAATGTATCCTTAACGATAGGTGCACGATAGTGCACTAAACGATCATTTAGAGGAGGAAGACATGGACGAGTTAGATATGCTAAGAAGTGAGAATGAGGCATTGCGGATGCGCCTGGCCGAGATACGTGAGCGTGTGAATGGTATGGAGCTTCCACACGAATATCATATACTGTATACACGCGGCTGGCATGATGCAATAGAAGAGGTCAGGAGGTATATTGATTGAAACGTCAAGAAATTCCGAAAGGGTACATAAGCCAGAAGGAGATACAGGCTGCGCAGCGATATTACAGGATCGGCCGCACAGTAATGGTACATACTTTTAAGGCCCAGGGGATCGACTCCATGGGACATACTGGAGAGATGCACCGCGGTAAGATAGTGGAGCATTATAAGCACTTTGCAGTAGTGCGGTTGCCGGGAGGCGTGCCGGATAGTGTGCTATGGCCTGATCTGGTGTTACAGATGCGGCAACGAAAGAGAAATAATCCGGGGAGCAATCCCCGGAAATAAAAAACTTGAGAAGAGAACATATGATCGAAAAAAAGAAAAAGCGGTGGATATCCGGGAAGATATGCGCCACCGCTTAGCTATTGCCTGAGTATATTATAACCGACTCGGGCGTGATAAATCAACTGGAAAATCATACCATGAGGAGGATTATAATATGCAGACAGCGATTAATACAGACAATTTTGTTATGACGGTAATGGAAACATTGATGGCAAGTATGGACATGTGGGCGGAGCAGGAGCGGTTGAATCAGGTGAAAGCGGCATTATATATGAATCTGATGGACAAGACGATCTTAGCAGACGATTACGCCGGCAGGCAGCTTCCGACGGAGTATATTGACGATACACCGCGCGTAGTGGATATGTGGCTCCGGTGTATGCAGCTTGAAAAGCGAACGACTGGAACAATAGAAAATTACCGTGGTGAATTGAGAAACTTTTTTGAGTGGTGCAGAAAGCATTATGCTGATATCACAACCAACGACGTAAGGGCGTACCTGTCCTGGAGGCAGATCGTTAAACATAACAGCGATACGACAATCAATAATAAGTATCACGCCTTGCAATCATTTTACCGGTGGATCATGTCAGAGGATTTGATCGAGGACGGAGGCAGCCTGGCGCGGAAGCCAAAAAAGAACCCCATGGACAAAATCAACAAAGTCAAAACCGAAAAGAAGATGCGCACAGTACTGACGGACGAGCAGGCGGAGATAATCCGGTGTGATTGCCAGACGGTACGAGATAGGGCGGTCGTGGAGGTCCTTATCGCGACTGGAATGCGTGTGAGTGAGCTTGTAGGGCTTGACCTTAATGATATTGATATCAGGGCCGGGAAATGCATCATATACGGCAAGGGGCGCAAGGAGCGGCCGGCGTTCTTCACACCGCGGGCGTTGGTACACCTGGAGGAGTATCTGGCAGAGCGCAGGCAGATCACGGACTGCGAACCGGCGTTGTTCCTTAATTTCCGACGTAAGGGCGGGATATATACGCGGCTGAGTGATGATAGTATCCGGCATATGCTTAACGCGATTGTGGAGTCTGACAAGCGGCTGACTGGGCTTAATTTGCACCCGCATATGTTCCGGGCATACCTTGCGACATATATGTCCAGGCATGGCGCGTCCATTAAGGATATCCAGCGTATTCTCGGCCATAGCAATATTAATACGACGTCTGAGTGTTACATAATTGATGATGATGATTCGATGAAACAGGTACATGAGTTATTCGCGGCATAGGAGATAATGATGGATAAGAGCATATTAAAACAGTGTGCAAGCCTGAAGCGGGAATATGTAGACGAAGAAAAAAGGATACAGGCGATGGAGGCAGAGATACAGGCCATGGCCCCCATCTGCAAAGAAGTTACTGACGTGGTTACAAAGGGGAGAAGGGGGAAGAAGCCCCTCGGAATCTGCACGATACACGGAAATGAAGATAATACGCAGATTAATCGCAAGAGGGCCAGGCTGCGGGAAAGGAAAGCAAAGCAGGAATTACGTCTTGCCCGGATTGAAAATATGATCCTTGATGTCGAGGAGTACATAAACGAAATTCCAGACAGTGAGACACGGCGTATGATGAGATTTTTCTTTATTGAGGAAAAAACATGGAATGAAGTGGCCGAAGCTATGGGCGAGGGATATACTGGGGAGGCTTGTAAGAAAAAAGTTCAACGAGAATTAGGGAAAATATAAAAGTGTCCCGTTTCGTCCCGACCTTCTGTGTTATAATTTAAAATGAGAAAAGTGTATCAAGAAAACACAACCCTGACACGCTTTTACGGCAAGGTCTAAAAGTTCTCCCTTAATAGACCTTTCAAAATCAATAAGGGCAATACCGGAGACAATCCGGTATATGTGGAGCATACCATCAATGGCAGATGGACAGGGTCGCGCCTTGGGTTCCGGTTCGATTCCGTGGTGTTCCGCTTTCCTTCATTTTAAATTTCTCCTTTTTAAAGCACCTGTCGAAAGATGGGTGTTTTCTTTTGCCGGATTTTGGTATATGATGGAAGAAAAAAATAGGGAGGGAAATTTAAATGTCAGATTGGTTGACAGAAGAAGAGCAATACCAGGAGTTTTTAAATAACGAGCAAATTTCTAGGATAAAAGATCCAGAGTTGAGAGAAATTAGAATGAGTCATTGGAAATATCAAACAAAGATATTTTTAGATGAAAGTAATATTTCTGATAAAGAATTCAACCGGTTAGCAGAAGAAGACATCTGGAGAGAAAAGGAAGAGATCAGACAATATAAATTAAAAAAAGGATAATGAATAGGGACGGCTTCGGCTGTCTCTTTTTGATTGCAGAAAGGAAGTGAGCCTGATGGCAAAAGGAAAATACGAATACTGGTTATCGCCTGACGGCTTGCTGAAACTGGAGGCATGGGCGAGAGATGGCCTGATAGACGAGCAGATAGCAGAGAACATAGGCATTAACCCGGCTACGCTATATGATTGGAAAAAGAAATATCCCGAGATATCCGAGGCCCTAAAAAAGGGAAAAGAAGTGGTTGATATAGAGGTCGAGAACGCGTTACTGAAACGGGCCCTGGGATATGAGTATACAGAAACCAAAACAGAAGAATACCTTGTGGAGGGAGTTCCGGTGAAGAGAGTAACCAAAACAGTGAAAGAAGTCGTTCCGGATACCACAGCACAGATATTCTGGCTGAAAAACCGTAGGCCGGGGCAGTGGCGAGATAAGCATGATATGGAACTGTCGGGAGAAGTTAAAGCAGGTAATCCCTATGCAGGATTAACCACAGAGGAATTAAGGAAGCTGATCCATGGTGGATAGAGCGGACATAATCAGGGGAGCTCAATGCGAATTAGCCCGCAGGGAGTTCTTTTTTTATTGCCATTTGAAGGCACCGGACTTTTACAAAGAGGACCGGAAGTATCTGATAGATCTCTGTAATGCCTTCCAGGACTTCGTACAGTCTGATGATGAGGTTATGGTGGTCAATGAGCCGCCGCGCCATGGCAAGAGCCGTACGGCCGGCCTCCTGGTAGAATGGGTACTGGGAAATGACCAGACCCAGAAGATTATGACTGGATCCTACAACGAGACGCTTTCCACGATGTTCTCTAAGAACGTCCGAAATGACATCATGGAGGAGAAAGCAGACGAGAGCCGGATTGTATTCTCAGATATCTTTCCAGATGTACGTATCAAGCGCGGTGACGGAGCCATGAATCTGTGGAGCCTGGAGGGCGGATATAATAACTATCTGGCAACGTCTCCAACCGGTACAGCCACTGGCTTTGGGGCAACACTGCTTGTCCTCGATGATCTTATCAAAAATGCAGAGGAAGCTAATAATGAGCTGACCAAAGAGAAGCACTGGAGCTGGTTCACGGACACGATGCTTTCCCGTCTGGAGGAAGGCGGCAAGATCATCATTATCATGACCAGATGGGCCAGTGACGACCTTGCAGGCCGGGCCTTGAATCATTTTAAGGAATCGGGTACAAGAATTCGCCACATAAGCATGAAAGCTCTTCAGGACGATGGAACCATGCTTTGCAATGAGGTGCTGTCCAGAAAGTCCTACGAGGCCAAAATCAAAGCTATGGGCGCGGACATCGCGTCAGCTAACTATCAGCAGGAGCCGATCGACTTAAAGGGCAGGCTGTATACTAGCTTTAAGACATACAGCGGGGAACTGCCGCAGTTTAAGGAGATACGAAATTATACAGATACCGCTGATACCGGAGACGATTATCTGTGCAGCATTGATTACGGTGTGACGTTTTCCAACGAGGCTTATGTACTGGACGTGCTGTATACCAAAAAGCCGATGGAGGTTACAGAACCGGCCACGGCTAAAATGTTCGAGAAAGACATGGTGAATGTGGCGGATATCGAGTCGAACAATGGTGGCCGCGGCTTTGCCCGGAACGTGGAACGGATTCTTCAGCAGGAACTGCACAGCAATCACACGATTGTCAGGTGGTTCAGCCAGAACAAAAACAAACAGGCACGCATCTATTCCAATTCCTCTTGGGTGATGCAGCATATTTACTACCCGGAAGACTGGAGAAATCGCTGGCCGGAGTATTACGACGCTATGGTGAAATATCAGAGAGAGGGTAAAAATAAGCATGATGATGCCCCAGATGCCACTACGGGTATTGCTGAGAAGATCGGCGCCGGTAGTGCATTTAGTTTCGAGTAAGAAAGAAGGTGAGAAGATTGTTAATTGAATATGGCAGTGAGACACGGCGAATCAACGCAATTGTGAACGCAGGAGCCAGAACTATGATGGGAGATATACGTTTTCTGGAGAAGGAAATACAGAAGTGGAAACAGTCTCCTGTGCGTAAGACAATGATGCTTGCGGAACGATATTACCAGGGGGATCAGGATATACTTCATACGTCACGAAAAGCCATTAACGAGAAGGGAGAGCTGGAGCCGGTCAGTAATCTTCCAGATAACCGGATCGTAGATAACCAGTACCAGAAGGCGGTTGATCAGAAGAAAAACTATCTGCTGTCAAAGCCTTTTACAATTACGACTGAAAACGACGCTTATACAGAAGCCTTAAAGGATATTCTGGATAAGCGTTTCATGCGTTCCCTAAAACGTGTGGCCGGTGACTCTATCAATGGCGGCATTGGTTATCTGTATCCATATTACAATACAGAGGGGAGGCTGTGTTTCAAACGGTTTAATAATTACGAGATTATCCCGTTTTGGGCTGATGAGGAGCACACGGAGCTGGATTGCTTTGGGCGGCTGTATCAAATTGATGGCTATGAGGGAGAGACTGAAAAGACATATGAGTTTTTCGAACTGTACTCTAAAGATGGCGTTGAACGATATCAATTAGATGGAGCGCATCTGATTCCCGATGTGATGCACCCGTCCGGCGCCCATTACCTGGTGGAACAGCACGACCCGGACGGAAAGCATGTGGAAGTACCTTATAACTGGGAGCGAGTACCGCTGATTCCATTTAAGCGCAACGCCCATGAAATACCGCTGATCCGGTGCTGCAAGAGCCTTCAGGACGGAATCAATCTGATGGTGAGCAGCTTTGAGAATAACATGTGTGAAGACGCCAGGAACACGATCTTAATTCTTGTAAATTATGACGGCCAGAATCTAGGAGAGTTTCGAAAAAATCTTTCCCAGTATGGAGCGGTTAAGGTTCGGAATGATGGCAGCGGATCGGGCGGAGACGTGAAAACCTTGACGGTAGAAGTGAACGCAGAAAACTATAAATCGATTCTGGAGATATTCAAACAGGCGCTAATCGAGAACTGTAAATCCTATGATGCAAAAGATAACCGGCTGACAGGTGATGCCAATCAGATGCATATACAGACGATCTATCAGGATATCGAGTTAGACGCACAGGATATGGAAACGGAATATCAGGCAGCCTTTGAAGACCTGTTCTGGTTTGTGGATCAGTATCTGATGAATTCTGGAGGCGGGGACTTCGAGGCGATAGAGGTAGATATCACATTCAACCGAAACATACTGGTGAACGAGACGGAACTGATTGATAATTGTATGAAGTCCGTCGGATTCCTTCCGACAAAGCTGATTCTGCAAAAACACCCATGGGTGGACGATGTGGAAGAGGCTATGAAACTACTGGAGGAGGAAGAACAAAAGAAAATGGAGCAGATGGACCCATACCAACAGGCATTTGGACAGGGACCACCTGATACAGAGCCGAAAGGCGGTGAGGGCCTGAATGGCGAAGAAGAGTAGTTCATACTGGCAGAAGAGAATGGCCGCCTTAGAGGATAGCCAATACAAACGGAGCGCAGAGTATTACAAAGATGTTCAGAAACAGTACAGAGAAGCTTCTAACAGTCTACAGATGGACATTGAACGATGGTACCAAAGATTGGCAGATAATAACGGTGTCAGCTATGCCGAGGCTAAACGGTTGCTAAAAAAGAATGAATTGGAAGAATTTCACTGGACCGTAGAGCAGTACATAAAAGCTGGGGAAGAAAATGCAATAGACCAAAGATGGATGAAGGAACTGGAAAATGCTTCTGCGCGCCACCATATTTCTTATCTGGAGGCCATGAAACTGCAAACTCAGCAACATGCAGAACTGTTATCCACAGAGTTTGAAGGCGGAATAACAGAGTTTCTTCATAATTCTTATGGAGAACAGTATTATCACACTGCCTTTGAAGTTGCAAAAGGTACCGGAGTGGGAAGTAATATAGCGCAGATCGATAGCCGCACTATTGATACTCTTATAAAAAAGCCATGGGCGCAGGACGGGAAGAACTTTTCAGACCGGATCTGGACGAATAAGGATAAGCTGATAAACAACCTGCACACAGAACTGACCCAAAGCATTATACGCGGTGCTGATCCGAAACAGGCCATCAACAACATGTCAAAGACGATGGACGTCAGCAAAGCACAGGCAGGAAGACTCATTATGACGGAGTCAGCGGCGATCTCATCTGCGGCACAGAAGGAATGTTTTAAGGACCTAAGCGTCGAGAAATACGAGATACTGGCAACATTGGACAGTCATACGTCGGATATATGCCAGGAGATGGACGGGAAGGTATTCGATATGAAGGATTATGAGGTGGGAACTACAGCACCGCCTTTTCACCCAAATTGCAGAACCACAACGATTCCATACTTTGATGATGAATTCACGGAAGGTGAGACACGGGCGGCCAGAAACGAGGATACTGGTATTACCTGTCAGGTACCCGCGAATATAAAGTATGAGGAATGGAAAAAAAGTTTTATAAACTAAAACAATATAAAAGGGAGGTACACAATGAGAGCGCCACAAATTATAATTATTGCCCTCTATGCTATTTGCTTAGGAATGTCCCTGGCAAAGAACGGAAAGGTTGAAATCAGGAAAGAAAGTTTTGGAATGACATGTGTAAGTGTAGCCATACACGCTACTTTATTATGGTGGGGCGGATTTTTTGGTTAGAGAGGGATTATGTGTACTGGAAGTATTAGAAAATTGGAAATTTACATGACTGGTGGTTTTATCATCCCGGTTGTTGATTCGTTTGAGGAGATTATGGCGATCCTGGACGGGCGGGTGATTAAACCGGAAGAGTACATTGTTCTGAATCTACAGGAGGGATGCCGGACAGCATGCAGAAAAAAGGATATTGTCGGAATCGCTGAATATAAAGAGTAAGCACGCGGGGAATCCCTGACGTGTTATTTTTATACCCATTTGCCAGCAGATCAGGCGTAAAACAGTCGACTTAACTTGCAATCATGCGGAGAAAACGCGTAATAAATCGTAGAGGAGAGGAAAAATGAAACGGAAGTTTTTAGAGGATTTGGGACTGGAGAAAGTAGCAATTGACAAGATCATGGCAGAGAATGACAACGATGTGAATGCGGCGAAAGCAGAGTATGATTCCATGAAACAGGAACGGGACACCATGGCGGCCCAGGTGGCAGAGCGTGATAAGCAGCTGGAAACACTGAAAAACTCCACCGGAGATATGGAAGCGCTGAAACAGCAGATCATTACACTTCAGGCGGATAATCAGGCAGCCAAAGAGAAGTATGATGCCGATATGAAAGAATTGAAGCTTTCCACGGCCATTAAGCTGGCTCTCGGTGAATCGGCACAGGACAGCGATTTAGTTGCCGGGCTGTTTGATAAGTCGAAGCTGATCTTATCCGATGACGGGAAGGTAACAGGACTTGAAGAACAGTTAAAGTCACTGAAAAAGGAAAAAGCCTTTCTGTTCAAAGAAGAAAAGCCGGCTCAGGTACAGATCAAAGGCGGGAAGCCTGCGGAGGGTGCAGGGACGCCGCCAGCAGATAAGAAACCATCAGAAATGACCTACAGTGAGATGTGCAAATACCTGGAAACAAATCCGGGTGCTGCAATCGAATAAAAGAAAGGAAGAGATAAGACATGGCAAAATTTAACGAGAAAACATTTAACCCGGAAGCATTTGGAAAGTATGTGGACCGGATTCCCAAAACGAAAAGGAATGAGTTGATCAAGTCCCGGGCAATTAAGGGGAACGAACAGATCAGACAGGCGTTCAGTTCACAGACGGGTACATCTTATGCAACGCTGCCGATGAAGGGACTGCTGGAAGGGGCACCGCTCAACTATGATGGAAAGACGGATATCACGTCTGAGAGAACCACAACCTTTGAGCGCAGCGTGGTAGTATGGGGACGGTCCAAAGCATGGACAGAGGACGATTTCTCCACTGATATTACCGGTGGCGTAGATTTTATGGATAATGTGGCACAGCAGGTATCCGGCTGGTGGGATGATGTGTATCAGGATGTGCTTCTGGCAGTACTGAAGGGTATCTTTGCAATGACAGGCACAAAGAATGTGGAGTTTGTCAACGGGCATACTTATGATATTACAGCGGTGACCGGTGAAGACAAGGACGGAAATGCATTAAGCTGCGTAGGCCCGACAACCTTAAATACAGCAATCCAGAAAGCTTCCGGTGATAACAAATCAAAGTTCACGATTGCGATCATGCACTCCACCGTCGCGACCAACCTGGAGAACCTGCGGCTTCTGTCCTACATGAAGTATACCGATGCTGACGGAATTCAGCGTGACCTTGCAATCGGTACATGGAATGGCCGGGCGGTAATCATTGATGATTCCATGCCGGTAGAACATGTAGACGCAGTGGAAGAGAGCGGAACGTCTGGAACAGAAGGCTATGTGCCGGCAGCGCCAGCCTATGAAAAATATACCACATATGTTTTGGGAGACGGTGCGATTGATTTCGAGAAGATCGGCGCAGAGGTTCCGAACGAAATGCAGCGCGACCCGAAGACAAACGGCGGGGAAACCACATTGTATACCCGTGACCGTGCCTGCTATGCTCCGTACGGTATTTCCTACACAAAGAAAACTCAGGCGTCCTTATCACCGACAAATGAGGAACTGGCTAATGGCGGAAACTGGACTCTGGTTAATAACGGCGGCACCGGTCAGGGATTAAAGGTCATCGATCATAAAGCCATCCCGATTGCCCGTATCATTTCCAGAGGTTAAGCCTATGGAGGCGGGGAAGTTAAAGAGGCTGCTGGGAATACCGGAAGGCGATACTTCCCAGGACCTCCCACTGGAATTCATTATTGACGATGTAACGGAAACTATTTTAAATTACTGTAACCTGGAGGAACTGCCGGCGGGATTAACCAACACGGCTTACCGAATGGCGATTGATATCTATCGGTATGAACGGCCCGGTGATCCTGGCGCCCCGGTGACGGTGGCTTCCATATCAGAAGGGGACACCTCAACAAGCTTTACCAGTGCGGCCGATGCCTTAAATGGCGGCCTGCTGAAGGACTATCAGGGGCAGCTTAACCGGTACCGGAAACTGAGGTGGTAAGATGATAGCAGACGCGATCAGACAGGCTCAGAAGATGCACAGGGCCGCCATAGAGGCAACCTATGACGGCTCCTGTAACATTTATATCAGGGAGCCGAAATGGAACCCAGAAACGGGCGTAACATCACTGGAAGAGGTTTGCAAGATGGAGAATCAATCGTGCCATCTCTCTTTTTCAAGTTCTGGTACCACAGAGGGAACCGATACAATCACCAAAGTTACGCAGGTGATCAAGCTGTTTCTGGCACCGGAAATTGTTATTCCTCCAGGCAGCAAAATCGAAGTGACACAGCACGGGCGGACAGAGGTATACGGGCAAAGCGGCAAAGCAGCTGTGTACTCCTCACATCAAGAGATACTTCTGGATTTATGGAAGGGGTATGCTTAATGGCAAAATGGGGGGATTTTGACTTCGAAGATGTAAAAAAACTGCAAAAGCAAATTGAGCAGATCGAAAAAGGAAGAGACGAATTTTGTCAGCAGTGTGCGAAGGAACTGGCGGCCAGACTATTAAGAATGGTTAAACAGAGAACTCCTGTAGGTGTCTACAATGTCAAGACTGTTGAATTTATCGCGCATCTGCCGCAACGTCGTGTTGAGTTTGATACAAAGTCAGGAAAACACGTGAGTTTTACAGCGAAGGCAACGGCAAAGAAAGTAAAGTTCACGCCGAAGTCATCGGGTAAAACTGGTGGTACGCTTCGCCGCGGCTGGACCATAGGAGAGATAAGACACAATGGAGACCTGTACGAAATTGAAATTATTAATCCTGTATTATATGCTCAGTATGTGGAATATGGACACCGGACAGCAAGCCATAAAGGTTGGGTAAAAGGAAAGTTCATGCTTACGATCTCGGAACAGAAGCTTCAGGAAATAGCCCCTGCACTACTGGAAAAGAAACTCAACGAGTATTTGAGGGGGTGTCTCGATGTATAACGAAATCATGGATGCAGTGACAAAGCAGTTATCCGTGCTGTTCCCACCAGAAGCCGGGTACACAATCTATACAGATGCGGTAGAACAGGGACTTTCGGAACCCTGTTTTTTTGTACAGTTTTTGGAGCCTTCTGAGAAGCCGATGATCGGGTCGAGGTATTACCGTAAGAATGCTATGTGTATTCAATATCTTCCGGGAGACATAGTAAAGCCCTCTCGTGAACTTAACCGGGTATTGGATATCTTAATGGAGCAGATGCGCATGATCGAATTGAAAAACGGCCGGAAGATAAACGGAACAGACCGGAGCGGTCGTATTGGCGATGGTGTTCTGACATTTTTTGTACAATACAATGCATTTGATATCCGGGAAACTATACAGGAAGATGGCATGAGCGAAATCAAAGTTAATTGAGAGAGGTGGTATAGATGGCAAGGCAGCCAGCAAATAAAGAGGAAAAGCAGTGTGAAGCTGCTAAATACACAAAGACACAGCTGATTAATGCAGCCCGTTACAGGAATAAGCAGGATCAGATTGACGCACTTCTTGACTCAGGCAAAATGTACACGATAGCAGAGGCCGATGAAGTGATTGAAAAGTATATGAAAGGTAAGGTGGAATAATGTTTGGTGGTGGAAGTTTTACAAGCCAGAACAAAGTACTCCCAGGGAGTTATATTAATTTTGTAAGTGCTGCACGTGCCGCGGCGGCTGTATCGGATCGTGGAATCGTAGCGGTCCCGCTTACTCTTAGCTGGGGGCTGGAGAAAACCGCGTTCGAGGTGACCGCAGAGGATTTTCAGAAGAATTGTATGGCAATCTTCGGGTATCCATATGATGCCCCGGAATTGCTTCCGCTGAGAGAAGTTTTTCGCTATGCAGTTAAGGGGGTCTTCTATCGGCTCACCGCGGGCACAAAGGCAGCGAATAACTATGCCACGGCAAGATATGGAGGCGTTCGCGGTAATGCAATTAAGATCGTAGTAGCTAAAAATGTAGATGATGAAAGCAAATACGATGTGAAAACATACCTGGATAGTAAACTCGTAGATGAGCAGACTGTGGCAACAGCGGCGGTGCTGAAGGATAACGATTATGTTATTTTCAAGAAAGACAGTACGCTTGCAGCTACAGCCGGCATTGCGCTGGCAGGCGGAGCAGACGGGGAAGCCCCAACAGGAACCGAGCATTCTGCGTTTCTGGCGGCCATGGAGTCCCACACATTCCATGTACTGTGTTGCCCGGTTACTGACGATTCCACGAAAGCACTGTATGTTTCCTATACAAAGCGGCTTAGAGATGAGGCGGGAGTAAAATTCCAGACGGTAATGTATCAGAAGGCCGCAGATTATGAGGGCGTGATCTCGGTTGAAAATGAAACCGAGGAATTGGAACATGGGCTTGTTTATTGGACGGCAGGAGCAGAGGCGGCCTGTGCTGTCAACAAAACAAACGAGAACAGGACCTACGATGGAGAATACACCGTAAAGGCCGACTATACGCAGACACAGCTTATCGAAGGGATTAAGGACGGGAAATTCATGTTCCACAAAGTGGGGAATGAAATCCGTGTGCTGATGGATATCAATACTCTTACTCATTATACGGATGAGAAGAGCGAAGACTTTTCAAGCAATCAGACCATCCGGGTGTTAGATCAGATTGGTAATGATATCGCGGCCATGTTTAATGATAGATATCTTGGAAAGGTTCCAAATGATGATGCAGGCCGTGTAAGCCTGTGGAACGATATTGTTACATACGGGAATAAGCTGGCCGGTATTAGGGCTATTGAGGCTGTCACAGCCGATGATATTACAGTGGAAAAGGGGCAGAGCAAACGGGCCGTTACCGTAAGCTTCCCGGTGGAACCTATCAATTGCATGTCACAGCTGTATATGACTGTAATAGTACAGTAGGAAGGAGCTAAGAGGAATGTTAAGTAATCCGATTATGAATGCAAAGGACGCAATCAGCGCATCACTGGCAGAATGCTTTGTTACGATTGAAGGAAACCGGTATAATTTTATGCAGGCGATCAACCTGGAAGCAAAGTTCGAAAAAACAAAATCCGAAATCCCGGTATTGGGAAAGACCGGAAAGGGAAATAAGACAACCGGCTGGAAAGGAAGCGGATCAGCGACCTTCCACTACAATACAAGCATCTTCAGGAAACTTCTCTATCGGTACAAACAGACTGGTGAGGATGTATATTTCGATATTCAGGTAACGAACGAGGACCCAACGGCAGGAGTGGGGCGCCAGACAATTATTTTGAAAGACTGTAACCTTGATGGTGGTATTCTGACGAAGTTTGATGCAGATGCGGAATACCTGGACGAGGACGCGGATTTTACCTTTGAAGACTGGGAGATGCCGGAAACGTTTGGTGATCTCACCGGTATGCAGTAAAAGAAAGAGAGGATAAGCGATTATGGGAGATTTAAGCAGATTTTTAAAGAAAAATAAGAAAAAGAAAGAGAACATTAAAATTCCGGCAACCATGTCTTTAACGGATGAAAATGGGGCTCCTTTATTGTGGGAGGTTAAGCCGCTTACTACAAAAGAGGATAACGCTATCCGTGAGGCATGTACTGTTGACGTTCCAGTGACAGGCAAGCCGGGAATGTTCCGCCCCAAATTTGATGGTAACAAATATCTTGCAAAAATGGCGGCGTCCTGCATCGTATTTCCAAATTTAAATGATAAGGAATTGCAGGATTCTTACGGAGTCATGGGAGCGGAGCAGCTGATCACCGAGATGATCGACGATCCGGGCGAGTACAATGATTTCATGAACCGGGTCCAGGAGTATCATGGTTTTAAAGAAACATTTCAGGACAAGGTAGAAGAAGCAAAAAACTAATCGAGGGGGACAGCCTGGAGGCGAATATCGCATACTACTGTCTCCATAAACTCCACAAGTGGCCGCATGAGTATTTGGAACTTGACGAGATGGAACAGGCTTATGTAGCCGCTGCGGTGGAGATCAAAATTAAAAATGATAAAGAGGCTGAGAAGAAGACAAAGCAAAAGAGCAAAGGGAAAAGACGGTAGATTCTGGAATAATAATATGGTATGATATGCTCATAAGAGAAAGGAGCGTGTATCATGGGATTGTTCGGAAAGAAAGAGAAAATACCTGAAGGCATAAGAGTTATATATTATGAGGGAGAACTGCAAGAGTTTCCATGTAATTATCCATGCCAATTGTTACTAATGGACAATGCTTTACAAATTACAAAAATAAAACCATATGTTGAAGTTAACTTAGGACGAGAAAGAATTTTAGGAATTGATATCATGCCTGAAACGCAGTATATGGCAAAATATAAAGGTAATGCAATGAGTACTTCCAAAGGTGGTGGAGAAAAGACTTATTATGTAATTCGTTATATGAATAAAGTAAATGAGCCTGCTCACTTAGACTTCTGGGGATCATTCTCAGAAACTTTAAAAATAGAAAAAATGAAAAAAACATTATTTGAGAATCAGCAACCTAAAAGTTATGAAATTTGAGAAAAGCACCTTGAGAAATCAGGGTGCTTTTAGTTTGCTTTAAAGGAGGTGAATGTATGTCGGTAAGTGCAACAATGCAAATAAATGATCGTATGACGCCTGCACTACAGTCTATAACAGCGGCCATGAATATGATGGTAAGTAGTTTTTCAGCGGCACAGACTGCGTCTGAAACAGCTGTTAACAGTGCTCAATGGAATGCAGCAACACAAGCAGTACATGCTGCTTCAGCGGCGGTTGAAGAATATCAACAGGAATTAGAAACTGTACAAAATAGGCCGGTTTCAGTTCCAGAGTCGGCATGGAGCAGTGTTGTGACAACTCAGACACCTTCCGTATCTGGAGCAGAACAGTTTCAGCAGGAATATCAAACAGCAAACACAGCAGCTCAACAATTGTACCAGACTCAACAAACAATTTCGGCACAGGCACGTAACATGACCGTGGCACCGCCTGGAATGCTTAATGATGTAGCGGCAGTAGAAAACCGTATGCAGGCCCTTTCTATGCGTGTCCAGGAGATCAACAATATCCCAGTTAATTTAAGGACAGAGCAGACGAATCAGGAACTGGCCACTTTAAATAGCCAACTGGGGCAGGCGGCGTCTATTCAGGAGGAGTTAAGTTCTGCCATGCGGGAGATGGATGTCAGCAGAGTGAATACGGCATATAGGCAGCTTAACACCACTATTGAAGCAGCAGAGAACAGCATACGAAATAACACAGCGGAACAGGAGGAGTTTAACGATAGAGTACGGGCAGGCGGCGGTGCTTATGACGGCTTGTCTGGAAAGATTGCAAGAATCGCTGGAATGCTGGGAATCGGCATGATGGTAAAGCAGGCAGCGCAAATGACTTACGAGTCGTCGACCCAGTTAGAGGCGACGGAAGCGAAGTATCAAACAGTATTTGCAGGAATGACTGATTCAGCGAATCAGTTTGTGTCGGACTTTCAATCATTGACGCCGGCGACAGTGGCAGAAGCGAGATCAATGGCTTCTGGTTTGCAGGATTTACTTGTACCCATGGGAATGCAAAGGGCGGAAGCTACGCAAATGACAGGGGAGTATATGCACATCATTGGGGCGCTGACTAATTTCAATAGTGCGACCAAATCTGCTGAAGATGTTTCGGGCGCGTTTCAGTCTGCCTTGTCAGGTGAGTATGATTCGCTTAAAGGATTGGGGATTCAAGTTAATGAGACTATTGTTAAACAACAGGCTGTTGCTATGGGGCTTGCGAAAAGCACAGACGCAGTGAGTAATGCGGCAAAGGCGCAGGCAGTTCTTGAACTTGCTTATCAACAAAGTGGTGATGCTCTGGCTGCATACAATGAAACAGCGTTGGATACTACGACGCGAATGCAGCTTATGCAGAAAGGTTTTAATGATGCATTTGGAAAAGCAGGGCAAACTGTACTTCCACAAATAAATACTTTACTTCAACATGTGGTCGCACAGATGCCGCAGCTATCTGCCGGTATCACAACTTTTGCAAATGTATTCAACGGATTTGTGCAGATAGCGACAGTTGCATTTGACAATCTTATGAATTTCGGAACGATGATTGCAGATAACTGGTCATGGATTGGGCCAATTATTGGTGGGGTAACGGCACTTGTTATTGCTTATAATATTGCCGTAGGTATCGGGGCCGTAATTTCGGGAGGGGCAGCGCTGGCTGAGGGCGTACGTGGTGCAGCGACGATGATGGCAGGAAATGCGACCTTCGGGGCAACGGTGAAACAGTACGGCCTTAATGCCGCATTACTTGCCTGTCCTATTACGTGGATAGTTGGCGCTATTCTGCTTTTTATTGCGGCAGTCTACGCGGCGGTCGGAGCGGTAAATAAGATAAAAGGAACTTCTGTTTCCGCGACTGGAATCATAGCGGCAGTTTTTGGAACGCTTGCGGCCCATATCATTAATACGTTTGTCGTTCCGACATGGAATGGGATAGCTGCTTTCATAAACTTTTTTTACAACGTCTGGAATGATCCAGTTGCGTCAGTAAAAATTTTATTTTATGATTTGGCTTCAACAGTAATCGGCTACATAGTCAATATGGCTCATGCGATTGAGGATGTTATAAACAAAATCCCTGGTGTACAAGTGAACATCACAGCTGGCCTTGACAATTTCCAGAACCAGCTTAAGTCTGCATCCCAGAAGGCAAAGGACGCTTCGGGCTGGAAAGAAATAGTTGGTTCTATGTCTTATATAGATTATTCAGATAACGCGGGCAAATGGTATGATAAAGGGGCAGCCGGAGAAGCAGAATTGAAAGGTTTATTCGGCGGTGGTAACGTGAGTGGTGCCGGTTACAATGCAGAAGCACAGGAAGCCGCAACACAAACAGCTATAAACACAGGAAGTACAGCAGGCAACACCGCAAAAATAGCCGACTCCATGGATGTCATGGACGAAGATTTAAAGTATATGCGTGATGCCGCAGAGCAAGAAATTATCAACCGGTTTACACTGGCAGAATTAAAAGTGGACGTAACAAATCACAATACCTTAAAGACAGAAACTGATTTTGACGACGTAAACCGCAGACTTGGCGAAGATACTGCTGAAGCGCTGGCGGCATTCGCGGAAGGAGTACATACTTAATGGCATACGAAGTATATATTGATGATATGTTACTGCCGCTTCCACCACAGAAGATACCGATCAAATACCCGGGTCAGAATAAGAGTACTACCCTGATTAATGGGGAGGAAATTAATCTGATCCGGCCCCCGGGTCTTGCTGAAATCACAATTGATGCGGTCATACCGCAGATGAATTATCCGAGTGCAGTATGGGACGGAAGTATCGACGATGCAGAGGACTTTCTTGACCATCTCCACGATCTGAAGGAGAGCGGGGACCCGTTTGAATTTATTGTAATCCGTGATGGTCCCGGAAGAAATGATTTCTTTGATACGAATATTGATGTGACTCTCGAAGATTACAAAGTATCGGACGATGTGAAAGAGGGATTTGATCTGGTTGTATCACTGACCATGAAGGAGTATAAAAGCTACGGGACAAAGATCATGAATTTCGTGATTGTGGAAGATCAGCCCGTACCTGAAGCCGAGGAACCGGAGCCGCAGCGGTCGGCAGAAGCACCAGCAGCAAAAACTTATACCGTACAGAAAGGTGATTGCCTGACTCTTATAGCAAAACGCCAACTGGGAAACGGGACCCGATGGCGGGAAATCTACGATCTTAACCGCGACAAAATCAGCAATCCTAACATGATTCAAATAGGCTGGGTACTCACTTTACCAGCATAGGGGGCTTAGCTATGGAAGTGCATTTATATATCCAAAATAACCAGATCGTATATGAGCCGGTTGTTAATGGGAGTATTACTTGGGAGACACACCGCAGTGGTCAGCCTGGGAAATGCTCCTTTTCGATTATTCCAGATTCGAAGCTTGTAATTGAGGAAGGGAATGCGGTCAGGCTGGACGTAGCCGGTAAACCTGTTTTCTTTGGTTTTGTTTTTGAGAGAAGCTGGAGCAGTGATGGGATTGTGAAAGTAACTGTTTATGACCAGCTGCGCTATTTAAAGAATAAAGACAGCTACAATTATTCCAATCTTACCGCAGGGCAGATCGTACAGATGATTGCAGGCGATTTTAACCTCCAGACCGGCACGCTTGCCGATACCGGGCAGCCGCTTTCGAGGAACGAAAAAGACAGTACCCTTTTTGATATTATCCTAAATGCATTGGACTTAACGATGATCTATACCGGAAAAATATATGTCCTATATGATGATGTGGGTAAACTGACATTACAGAATGTCGAAGATATGAAACTGGATATCATGATTAATGATGAAACCGCCCAGGATTATGACTATAAAATCAGCATAGACAGCGATACGTATAACCAGATCAAAGTATATTATGATAACAGTGACACCAAAAAGCGTGAAACATACATGGCAAAGAATACAGAGAACATCAATAAATGGGGCGTGCTCCAGTTAAATGAGTCTATCGATAAAGGCGCGGACGGGCAGAAGATAGCGGAAACTTACCTGAAAATACACAATCAGCCTTCGAAAAGCCTGAACATTAAAAACGCTTTTGGTGATATCCGTGTATGTGCTGGGTGCCTGATCCCGGTTTTCCTGGACATAAAAGATATGCAGCTTAAAAACTATCTGCTGATAGACTCTGTTACTCATAAGATTGATGAAGGAATTCATACTATGGATTTGAAGCTGAGAGGAGCTGGTATAAATGGCTGATAATGACTGGATCATGAATCTGCGCAGAATTGTCCTCCAGGCTATAGAGGCAGAGAATCCATGCGATATTCTCCCGGGGATTGTAACAAAAACTGCACCGCTGGAAATACAGATCGATCAGAGAAATATCCTGAATGCAGAACAGATACTCGTTCCTGAAGCATTGATGGACCACACACAGGAAATGGTGATCCCGGGAATCGGAACAGTCAGAGCGACGATTAAAAACGCATTGAAGGCTGGGGATCAGGTGTTGTTGATTCAGGAACGCGGTGCACAGCATTATCTTGTTATAGACCGCTGGCAGAAGGGAGGATAATATGTTACCGGAGACAGGCAGCATTTTGAAACAGGATTTTGAAATTAAAGAAATACCATCAAAGACATTTCGGATCAATGACGATACGGTATCTGGCTATGTGGACGGTATCGAAGCAGTAAGGCAGGCCATATACTGCATCCTTAATACAGAGCGGTATGACTGGGTTATCTATAATTGGAATTATGGTGTTGAGTTGAAGGACTTATTCGGTAAACCGATTGGAGTAGTAAAATCAAAAGTAAAGAAAAGAATCAGAGAAGCATTGATGCAGGATAACAGAATCCAGAGCGTTGATGCTTTTACTTTTGAGGTTTCCGGTAAAAAATTGATTGTAAAATTCACGGTGTACACAAAATATGGTGACGTCAGCGCGGAGAAGGAGGTGCAAACATAGTGTATGAAAACATGACATATGAGACGATCCTTGGAAGGATGCTCAATAAAGTACAGGACTATAACGCCGGAATAGATACCAGGCCGAGTTCTCCGGTTTATGCCGCCCTGGCTACAGCTGCTATAGAGTTAGAGGCTATGTACGTAGAACTGGAATATTATATGGATCAGTTTTTTGCAGATACGCAGAACCGTGAAAATCTTATTAAACGCTGTCAGGAGTTGGGGATCACTCCATATCCTGCCACAAAGACAGTATTGAAAGGTGAATTTAATGTTGACATTGCCATCGGGTCACGCTTTTCACTTGGCACTCTAAATTATAGCGCCATAGAAAAAATCAGTGACAGGGTATATAAAATGGAATGTGAGACACCGGGAACCGTCGGAGGCAGAAGCCTGGGTGCCATGATACCGGTTGATTATATTGCCGGACTGACGCGGGCGGAACTTACAGAGGTGTTGGAAGATGGAACAGATGAAGAAGATACAGAGCATTTACGGGACCGCTTTTATACGGCTGTTCAGAAGCCTTCTACCAGCGGTAATGTGTATGACTACTATAACTGGTCCATGGAATGCGCCGGAGTAGGTACTGCAAAGGTCTTCCCACTGGCGGACGGTCCAGGAACCGTTAAGATTGCGGTTACTGATGCGGATCAGAGCGGGGCCGGAACGGAACTATTGGAACGAGTAAGAGACCATATCAATGAACTGCGTCCCATCGGCGCCACCATATCCGTTGTCTCTGCCGTGGAAAAGCAGATTAATATACGCGCAAAGGTCAGGCTGCAAAATGGCATGAATTTAGGTACCGTACAAAACCTGTTTGCGCTGACAGTCGGAGATTTCCTGAAAAATTATGCCCTTAAGGCTGATTATATCAGTGTGGCACGGATCGGGAATCTATTAATCAATACGGAGGGCGTAGAAGATTATGCTGATCTGTTACTGAATGATGCTGCTCAAAATGTAAGACTGACAGAACTTGAAACTCCGATCATCGGGACTGTGGCGCTGGAGGTGATGTAATGGTGCTGACAAGCTTTTTGGAAAAATTAAATAAGGTTGACGGAAACATATATGTAATAGAAGAAAGTGTTGACTTGAAAGATGGTGTATACAGTGGAACCTTAGAGCATGATAACATCAATCCAATGACGCTGACAGTACATACAGGACCTAAACTTACCGGGGACCGGATAGAAACATATGCATTATCTACGCCCAGCCTTACCCCATGGAAGCGGGAGATCAGGATATATGCTGACGTACCGCGGGTATATATCAGCTATGAATGTGATGGTGATACTGTGGAGGCCGAGGACATCAATCATGTACAGGCTGCTATCAATATGACACAGAAAGCTTTAAACGAAGAAGAGAGCAGAGCTGAAGATGCAGAAAAAGAACTCGCGGGAACCATACAGAACGAAACTGACAGGGCAATTGAGGCAGAACAGCAGCTTGATGAAAAGGTAAATGAAGAAAAGAGCCGCGCAGAGGGAGCCGAGAAAATTCTTACTGATAATCTGGCATTGGAATCAGCCAGGGCTACAAAGGCTGAGAAGAAGCTGACAGATGATCTTTCTTCTGAGGTGACACGTGCAACCAGAGCAGAAGCGACGCTAACCGAAAACCTTTCTGCCGAAGCTGCAAGGGCCACTGAAGCAGAGCAGAAACTCACCACTAATTTATTGGCCGAAGCGACAAGATCAAAGGCGGCTGAGAAGACGTTGACAGATAATCTATCTGCGGAAGTTACCCGTGCGAAAGCCGCGGAAAAGACGAGTGCCGATAACCTAACAGCAGAAGTAACCCGATCAAAAGGGGCAGAAAAGACTCTGACTGATAACCTTGCTGCTGAGGTTACGAGAGCAAAGGCCGCTGAGAAAACCAATAGTGACTCTGTATCAGCAGAGGTTACTCGGGCGAAAGCGAAGGAAGCGGAGCTACAGGGAAATATAACTGCGGAAGTTAGCCGGGCTACTGCCGCTGAGAATGATATACGCAGTACAATCTCCACCAACAAGCCGAACTGGGATGATAAGTATACAAAGAATGAGGTAGACAATAAGTTTTCCGCACTGGAAACGGCTATCGACTGGAAAGAGGCGGTTAATACCTTCGCGGATCTGGCGGCCACGTATCCAAATCCGGATGATGGCTGGACAGTAAATGTTAAGGATACAGACTATACCTACAGATGGAGCGGCACGGCGTGGATTGCAATCTCGGCTAACGCGATTCCAAAAGCGACCCAGAGTGTGGATGGATTACTGAGTAAGGAAGATAAGACAGCCTACGATGATGCGAATGTCAAAAAGCACACACACAGCAACAAATCAACGCTGGATAAGCTGACAGAGACGTTGCTGACAAATTGGACAGATGCCTATAATAAGCGGCACGAGCACGGGAATAAGACGGTAATAGACAAGATTACTCAGACTCTGCTTGATAATTGGACAGCAGCGTATACGCACATCAGCGACGCCGTGAAGCACATCACAGCGGCAGAGAGAGCAAACTGGAACGATGCAAACGATAAAAAACACACTCATGCAAATAAGAGCATCATCGATAAGCTCACCCAGGCTATGCTTGATAAATTGTCTGGAATCGCTGCTGGAGCAGAGGTTAATGTACAAGCGGACTGGAATGTCGTAGACGAGAACTCAGATGCTTATATCAAAAATAAGCCGACAGCCATGCCCGCTTCCGACGTTCTGGCATGGGCTAAGGCAGCTAATAAGCCGGCATACAGTTGGTCAGAGATCACGAGTAAGCCCAGTACTTTTGTGCCGTCAGCCCATAACCATGTAAAAAGCCAGATAACAGACTTCCCGTCTTCTATGCCTGCATCTGATGTAGCGGCATGGGCGAAAGCCGCGGCGAAACCTTCCTACGGGTGGACTGAGATAACAGGTAAACCGAGTACCTTTGCACCATCTACGCATAGTCATCCGAAAAGTCAGATTACTGATATGCCAACAAAACTGTCTCAGTTTACGAATGATTCAGGTTACATTACCCAGGCTGATGTGGATACGAGCCAGAGCCATACCCATAGCAATAAAACAATCCTGGATAAGATCACGCAGGCCATGTTTGATAAATGGAATAGTGCTTTGACAGCATTGCCAGTCCATACCCATACAAAATCACAGATAACTGATTTTCCGGCATCACTACCGGCAAACGGGGGGACTGCGAATTATACGAACTATTTTAACGTCAATAATATAGCTGCGAATACGGACCTGAATTCTCTTACGGCCCCGGGGTTTTATTATTGCCCGGCTAATGTGACAGCTGCCGCGTTGAAAAACTGTCCGACAACAAATGCTTTTTTCATGGAAGTGGGGAAACATGCGGGAACGTATCAATGGATTGTTGAATATGGGACCAGCAATCCCAAAACCTTTCAGCGGAATTATTACAGCAGTGTATGGCAGACGTGGCAGAATATCACTGTATTAACTCCTGTTCCAGCTGGTGCAAAATTCACGGATACAGTTTTCCAACACCCTGATAGTGGAGTAACCGCCGGTACTTATCAAAACGTGACAGTAAATGCACAGGGGCATGTGACTGGTGGCACACCACAGGGACCATTTACTTGGAATCAGGTTCATGGGGCTTATACATGGGATCAGCTGAAGGGGGTGTAATTGGTGTATGGAAAATCACGATATGGATTAACTAAATACGCTCAGGAAGGTGCAGCGGACCAGTACGAGGAAGAATATTACCATGATGTTTCCCGATATGTTCCAGATTATCTTATTGAAAAAAGAGAGCCAAAGGCTTCATGTCTTGCGGAAGGTTACGAGATCGGGCTGGCATACCATAATATACGCGATTCGTTTGACCAGTTATTTCTTTCCAGCGTGACATGGGCTATTGGAAGATGGGAAAAAATGTATGGTATTGAAACCAACCTGTCATTATCATACGAACAGCGGAGAGAAATTGTAGCTGCTAAAATCCGAGGTCAGGGAACGACAACTAAACAGATGATTGAGGAAACGGCAGCGGCCTTCAGCGGCGGCGAGGTAGAAGTGATTGAGGATAATCCGAACAGTCACTTTATTGTCCGATTTATCGGAATTAAGGGAATACCACGGAATATGCAAGCGTTTATAGCCATGCTGGAGGAAATCAAACCGGCACACTTAAAATATACGTTTGAGTATACCTATACAACATGGAATAGCCTTCGCTCACTGACGTGGGACAATGTGTCAGATAAAACGTGGGATGGTCTCAGGACAATGCGTGAAATTGAATATCACGATGGCACATGGAAAGGGTTTTCAGGAAATACGTGGGATACCGTTGCATGGAAAACGTGGGAAGAGATAGGAAAGGAGTAACAAATGTTAAGAACAACATATTTGAATTTAAAGAAACCGGAAGGGTCCGATCCGGTTAATGTGCAGGATTTTAACGACAATGCCGATACGATTGACACAGAAGTCAATGCAAGGGTGAAATCCAGTGGTGGAGATATAGCCAATACAAAGGTATCTGCTTTTACGGCTTCTACAGCCAGTTATCCAGTGCCAGCAGCCGGTGAGACACCAAAGGTCTTTATGGGAAAAATTAAAAAGTTCTTTGAGGATTTTAAGTCTTTTAAGGATTCAATTGTTACAAAAACCATGATTCTGAATCAGATATTAAATGATTCCACAAAGGCTGCCAGTGCAGCGACCGTATATAGTGTAAACGAAAAGGTTGATTCGGCAATTAGTGATTTAGGCGATATTATAAATCGATTATCGTCGCAGCGGACGACCGTCCCTAATCGATTAGACCGCGAAG